ATTTAGATCCAATCTGGTTTTCTGGATGGGTCACGTAGATAATTAGATGCAGCCCAAGGTTTGCTGCTAATGTAATTCTTGTAAGCAGTAAAAGTGTCAATGCTTGTGTTATGTTTAAACTCATCTGGCATTGCACGAGTAAAGGATTCCACCATACAATAACATGTAATTACTTCTCCTGCAAGTTTATGGAATGTTTTCTTTGCCTCAAACAATGAATTAGCACAACCATGAACTTTATTATAGCGATGATTATATTCATCAACTAAAGCACAACCATGCTGTATTAACCATGCAGTATTGAATATACTTGCAGCAGCCCATTGAGTGCAAGGATGGTTTCTGAATGCCCCTTTCTTGACCGAATAAGGGGTTCCATCTTTCTTCTTGACTAAATCATCACCCCAGTCATAATACCAGTGTGAGAATACAATAGAGAGCATCTGACATGTCTCTAAAGGCATCTTAACCACATGTTTATCAGGCAATACTTTTGCTGATACATGTGGATCTGGATGAGTGACAAAAATGTTCATTTCTTTTTAAAAACACCAAACTTAGATAGTACCCACATAGTAACTATCGTCCAACCTATAATATACCACATAATTTATTTTTTGGTAGTGTTACTACGTGTTCTGTTTATTATTGAAATAAATTTATCTCCTGCAAAAGTTCCTCCAAGACAGACATCAATTTCATCACCATCTACCCAATTCATATCACCATTCATTTTAGTATGTAACATGGCTTCTTGAATCTTATCAATTACTTCTTGTGTTAATTTCATGTTGCTCTCCAAGCTACATACCAAATAAAAAACAACCCTAATAATATTGTAAACGGAATAGGAAAAAATGGCAAGACAGTCATTGCATGACCCACTTGCACAATAACTACACCGTAGAAAAGCCACATAATCCACATACCAATTTTATTATGACGGCTTCCACGTTTATACTCTGGTGGATCTAAATTATACTTCCAGATGTCACTAGACATGTATTCATCTTCATGTATTCTTCTTTTAGTCATAATACAGGATACTCCTCGTTGCGTACAAATTCAGTTTTCATAGTCTTGAAATCTTCCATCAATCTACTAACCTGTTTCCTATCAAGACCCGCAAGTTGTTGACAGTTCTCTAGGCAACGATAGATACATTCTCTATCACTTATGGGTGGAGAGATTTCCCACCCATCCTTATCATAATACTTCTTACCTGTAGTGACTTGTGCCTCTACGTGTCCAAGATCTTGTGCCTCGGAAGGGTTCTTGTAATTATGTTCCAAAAGTAGAATCTGGTTCTAGAGCAATGTAATATGTTAGATCTCTATCCGCATTAACAAAACGAGAAAGAAGTTTCTGAGAAACAACGACTTCATAAGTTCCAGGAAGGATCTTAATATTCTCAACCTTAAAGTTAAATGAGAACTCTTTATCAGTCTCTCCTACAGTAATAGAGAAACTATTAGAGGTATCATTCTTCTTATCTCTTACTACCACTTTTACTACTCCTGCTTCACCAACTACAGAAAGATCTGATAACTGATAGATGGCAGCCGCTTTAAGCAACTTATCTAATTGCTCTGTGCTAATGGTAAAAGTAACATCCTCACTAGGAAGAGTAATTGGTTTCTCAGGAGGAGTAATGATAACATTAGGATCTGCAAAGAAGTACTTAGAACGCATCTTTCCTTCTTTGATAACCACATGTCCATCATTAGCAAAATCTAATTCTGGATCATGATAAAGATTACCAATACCATTTAAGAACTGACTTAAATCATAGATACCAAAATCTTTAGGTAACTCTTCTTCAATAGTTACTTCAGCAAGAATATTCTTCATAACACTAATAGTGCGAAGTCTATTCCCTTGTTTGAATAGAATGGATTGATTAATATCCTTAAAGTTCTCTAGGATCTTAAAGGTATTCTTAGAAAGTTTCATAGCCACGGGTCGGAGTTTCATTGAGTTGCCCACTGAAATGGTATAGTAGGAGTGAATAGTGTAGTGCTTTTAGTATATCACGTTTTGCTTGTCCCTTCTTATCATAGCGACTTAAATACTTGATTGCATTAGATCTACAGAATGCCTCCGCATCTCCTACAGATTCAATAAGATCAAGTGTCTGGACATCATTAGTGTCAGAAGTATAATGTCCACCATAAGTAGTAGAAATATAATCGTGAAGAGCCTTGATGGATTCATCTTCTTTATATTTTCTAGCGGAAGGATTTTTTATTCCAGGTGTCGTAAAATGATGAGCAGCAGCATCATCATTATCTGCTAGAAAATTTTGAGATAGTGGTGAATCATCTGGAATATTGAGATTCAAAGTATCGTACTCCTCAGTATCAGGAAATACAATATCATCAAAGTTAACCACCGCATCCCCACCTTCAATAGTGATATGCTCATTATCTAAAGCAGAAGTATCAATTGATATCTCTGCATCATCATCCAATGGATCAACACAATAATCACTAGTAAAGACTGCTGCTGTATTTCCTGATCCTACTGTAACAATAGGATCATACTCATCACTCTCTTGCGGTGTAATTTTTATATCCTCAAGTTTACAAGGGGTCACGTCATCATCCTCCTGTTTTTTAATAGGGAAATTTTCGTCCATAGTTCCATTCAACTCATCATAAAGTAAGCTCCATGCATTAATCATACATTTTATCCTCTAATTTGTCAAGATCTACATCAGCATCTACTTTATCATATAGTTCAAGGAATGCTTGCTTTGTCTCATCATCAAAACGATTGACACAAACTTGAATTGCTTTCATCTTATCATTGAAGATGCTGTAAGCACGAACAATGTGAACCAAACGACGAGTGCTGATGATCTCTTCGATACCACCATCATAAAATGTTTTGCGAATAATGTCACCCCAATCTACAAGTCGTGCAATAAAGTCTGTATCAGTAATACCAAGATTAGCAGCCACTCCACCAAGAATTCTTTTCTCTATAGAAGGTGCTGGATAGTCTTGCTCAAAGGTTACAGGGAATCTCTCAAGAAATGCTTCATTAAGAACATTAGTACCAATGAATCTACCATCGTCGGATCCTTTACCTTTAGTATTAGCAGTTGCTATTACATTAAATCCTACCTCAGGTCTAACAAACTTACCGATTTTTTTGAGGAACAACCCTTTACCTTCAAGTATGGGTTGGAGGCAAAGGATTTTGTTACTAGCCAAGTCAACCTCATCGAGTAACAAGATTGCTCCTCGTTCAAGTGCTTCAATGACAGGTCCGTTATGCCAAACTGTTGCCCCATCAACAAGGCGAAACCCACCAATAAGATCGTCTTCATCAGTTTCAATAGTAATGTTTACACGAATCAATTCTCTCTTTAACTGAGCACATGCTTGCTCTACACCAAAGGTCTTACCATTACCAGAGAGTCCAGTAATGAATGTAGGGTAGAACTGTTTTGATTGTATTACTTTCTTTACATCATTAAAAGACCCAAACTTAACAAAGGTTGAATCAGATTCTGGAACAAGGTTTTGAAGGAAAGTGGGTTGAACAGCAGGAGCACTAAAAGACTTCTCAATGTTCTCCACGGCCTTTGTGGTAACCTCTAGGTTCCACTTACCACGACCAACAGAAAACTCTTTAATTTTTTTAGTAACAGTCTGATAAGCAATATCATTCATTCTGCAGAATCCTCTAACATCTGCAGCAGTGAACTCTTTACCATATGTTGCTCTCAAACCTTCAATGATTTCGTCACGAGTCATTTTAATTTCAAACATAGTTGGTTCGTTTTGTTGAACCTATTATAAGGCAAAAAGAGGTGAAAGAATCACCTCTTAGGACACTTTCTTAATTGTCATATACCCTGATCCTTCTGCCTAGCAAAAAACTCTTTCATACTAGATTGTAACTGACCTTCATTTTCTTTAGGGTCCAACTTATCATAACCATTCCGTTTTTTCCATTGATTATACATTGCTCCCATCATCCATGATTGAGAAAGACTATGAGGCCCATCTCTCAATAACTCTGCTTGTCGGCCAGTGTGGTATGGAAGAGATTCTTCTCTCCAATTAGAATCATCATAAGGTTTTTTATCCATAAGTAAAAGTCTTTCCTTTGATTTGTGATTGACCCTCTGGGTTTTTACCCTGCGGTTTAAATTTACCTAAACCAACTCTCTTAGTTGACCCTAAAGGTCTTTTATTCTTTGGTTTTGTACCTAGTCCACCTTTTCTAGTTGCGGATAGTGTACCAGTTTTTTTCGTTTGTGTCAATACCGAGTCTTGTCCATACTTCTTACCTAGTGACTTAACTGCTTTCTTGAATGCTCTCTTACCCTTCTTACCTGAACTGACAACGTGACTTCTTTCCTTTACTCTCTTCTCCTTACCATCATCACCCTTCTCTACATATGAACCAGTTACCTTAGTAGCACCAGGCAATCCCTTACCTTTTATATCCCTATCTAATTGTTTTGCTCTTGCACGATTTTCTTTTGCAGACTTATCAGCTCTGGATGCTGACATCGTAGCAATTCCACCTTTATCAGACTTAGATTTTATTCTACTTAGACTACTTTCGTCTAGAAATTCTCTGAATGTCTTCATTATTAGTAACACTATTATAAGAATATTTATTCTTCTTTATCCTTAACTCAATTCCATGAAGTTCCAATAGTGAGATCTTTGTATCAGTCATTTCCTCACTATAAAAAATAAGAGGTTGTCTCGTACAGTCCCCACTCATTTTTCTTCCTCCACTATAGCCTTATAATATTCCAATCTTCTTCTAAGAAAAGTTACTTCTTTTTTTAATTCTTCTTTTTCTGTTGTCAGTTCTGCGATTTCTTGTTCGTAAAGAATAATCATTTGTTCCAGTCGAAGTACATCATTTTCAAGATCCCACTGTGACTTGGGATATGGGTCTATCATTTGTGTGCGTTTCCAAATTATTTAATCATTTAATGTTTGCTTTATTTTTTTCTTATTGGTACATCTATTGTCCATGATGGTGATTCTAACTTAACAATCTTAAACTGTTGTCTATTTTTCTCATAGGTAGCAGCAGGTTCATTACCAGCAGTTTCACCATAATGAGGTTTATTGGGATCTTTTAAACCCATGTAATCTAATATAGCCCCATCTACCATAAACCAAAGTGTATCCCAAGTGATGGTCTCTCTTAGTTTGACTGCAATTCTATCAATATCTTCTCCATCAAGATACTCACCAGTGGCTACTGCATGAGAGTAATCTTCATATTGAGACAAAAGTTTTGCTCTTGCTTCTACCAACTCATTAAGATTGATAGTGATTTTTATGTCGTCGTTGATTGCCATGAGTTAATAACGGAAGGTAAAAGACCATACTCCATACGTTGTATAGCCTTGGTCAAAGATTCAACAGTATCATCGGGAAGAATGGGTACTTCCTGTTGTGCAATTATTGTACCACCATCTAACTCTTCTGTCACGTAATGTACCGTACATCCTGTTACACTATCTCCACTGTCCATTGCCTGTTCAACTGCATTCAATCCTTTGTACTTAGGAAGTAATGATGGATGAACATTTATCATAGGAGCAGGGAAAGCAGAAGGATTTTTGATCACTCTCATATATCCTGCAAGAATGATAAGATCTACTCTCCATGCTTTAAAGAGTTCTATCATCTTATCTTCATCTTTATGCGGAACTCTTACATGAGGAATTCCAAATTTCGCTGCTCTTGCGACAGCACCACATTGTTTAGTGTTGTGTATCATCAACACAACTTCATGTTTATTACATACGGGATTTGTAACTATGTTCTCGAAGTTGGTTCCGTTACCAGAACACATAATTCCTAATCTCATTCTTGTAATTCGTCTAAACGATAGGATGAGGATTCACTAGGAACCCAATTTTCACCATTCCATTTATAGCCAGGTCTACCCAAATATGAAACTTCTGATTCCCATTCGACAAGTGCCTCTTTAATAATTTCTTTAATCCATTTTCTAATCATTTCCATTCCTCATAAGGTGGTTCTTCTTCATCCACAGTGTG